ATTCTCCACGCTGTGTCCGACGCCGAATTTCGATTTCACGACTGCGCCGTCGTCGACGAGCGGATTATTTTTTCAGTTGGACGCGGGAGCTTCCAGCAGAACCGTTCCAAACTATTCCAGCATTTCAAACATTGGCGTTTACGGCGGGGGGCAGAGCCTAGCGGCTCACTCATCGCTCACGAATAGCGTTTTTAATCTAGCTCAGTGCAACGCAAACAATCTCTGGGTTTGGTTCTGGGGTCTGTCCGCGCAGTCAATGAGCGCGTTCACTCTGAATGGCCCGGTCGTCGGATACAACCTCATCGCCTACGAATGCTTTGGCACGGGTTTCAACGTAACGGGTCTCCAGGAAGTGATTTTATATAGTGCTTACGCTGGTAGTCAGAATCACGCCGTGTCTATTGCTTCAGGCGCCACGCTAAGCTCGTTCGGTTCTCAATGGGGACAGCAGTTAACCGGCGCCTCGATCAACATCGCCGGGACCTTCAACTCCTACGGCGACCAATTCCTCCCTGGCACGAGTAACGGGTACTGTTTCTTTTTGTCCGGCTCGGTCGCTAGATTGCACCTCCACGGCGCCGAAATTACCAGCACAACGACACCTTGGGGTATCGCCTCGCAGGCCGGTTGCGCAGCTTTTGTTTCAAATACGATTTGGAACCTTTCGGCCGCCGGCGCGCAGATCGTCGACGTGAATACGACAGGTTTAATCTACGTCGACGACGGCACAAATACTTATCTCGCCGGAACGCCGCCGGGGATTGCGGCCGCCAACATCACGCCTTCAACCGGATGGGGGACGAGCGGCGCGGCGGGAAACGGCGTCTCGGCAGTCGCGGGAGACATCCGCCGATTCTCGTTCACCATTACCGCGGCCGGGACACCGTCGGCCAATCCGACCGTGGCGATCGCGTTTCCCTGGACGCATAATCGCGTCCCGTTTTTTATCGTGCAGCAAGTCGGCGGGACTGGAGCCATTGAACCAGTCACCATTTCGACGGCCGCTACAACCACGGGAATGACTCTAACGTGGAACGGAACGCCTGCCGCGGGTGCAACGTACATCATCACTTGCCTAAGCCAGTAAATTTGTTGGGGTACAAAAAGTGGTTTCCGACTCTCTCGTCCAAAGATTTTGCGACGCGATCGAGTCGGCCGAAGGTTTCTTCCAAAAACGCAGCGGCGCCGGCGAGGATCTCCCGCAGCGCTGCAATAATCCCGGCGATTTGACCGACGACGGCGACGTCGGCCTCGGTACCGCGCGATCTGCAGGCATCGGCGCGGCCGACATAACGATTTATCCCACACTCGCGGCCGGCCGGGCCGCACTCGAGAAAAAAATCCGTCGTGCGCTCAACGGCGCGAGCTCTGTCTATACGCTCGATATGTCCATCGAACAATTTGGAATGAAGTACGCGCGCGATTCGCATTGGGGAATCAACGTCGCCGACGACCTCGGCGTCTCGCCACTAACCACGCTCGCCGATCTGGTCCAGGCCGATCGAAACGAGCAAGCAAGTGAGTAGAGGACCTGGCGGCGGCCGTCGCGCTCTACCTACCGCGGTTAAGAATCTCCGCGGCAATCCGGGAAAACGGGCGGAGAACAAAGCCGAACCGAAACCGAAATCGATCGAGCCGGAAATGCCGGCGGGACTTCCGCCTCTCGCGATCGCGGAATGGAAATCGATCGTCCCGATGCTCTCGCTCCTGGGCGTGTTGACCGAGGTGGACGGTAAAGCGCTCGCGGCCTACTGCGAATACTTTGCGCAATGGCGCGAAGCGCTCGACGAGGTCCGGACTCGCGGGATCACTCTCGAGGAGCCGATCACAAAAACTTTCGGCGAGACGACCGAAGTCGTCGGCTACAAGTACAAACGAAATCCGGCCGTCTCGATCGCGAATGACGCGGCCAAGTTAATGAAGTCTTTCCTCGTGGAGTTTGGGCTCACGCCGTCCTCGCGCGGCCGATTGAAGATCGACGCGAAGCCAGGCGAAGAGGATCCGATGGACGCGTATCTGCGCGCCGCGGCTCTGCCGGTCGAAAAAAAGGATGTCAATTAAACTTTACATTCCGAAAAAAAATGTCAAGTAAAGTGTACATCTCGACTAACCCGAAGCATCCGGTCGAGGTGTATGTCCTCTCGGTTATCGCCGGCCTGGTCCTCACCTCGACTCTGGTCCGCCTGGCGTGCGAGCGCCACGTCCGCGACCTCAAGATCGGCCACGAGCGCGGCCTCCATTTCGATCCGGTCTCCGCGCAGCGCGCGATCGACTTCTTTCTTTTCCTGAAACATTCCAAAGGCGAATGGGCCGGGCAATCCTTCGAGCTCTCCGCCTGGCAGCAATTTATCGTCTACTCGATTTTCGGCTGGAAAAAAGCGGACGGTACTCGCCGCTTCCGCGTGGCACACGTCGAGGTCGCGCGCAAAAACGGCAAGACGACACTCTGGGCCGGGATCGGGCTGTATCTATTTTTCGCCGACGGCGAGCCCGGCGCCGAGGTGTATTGCGCGGCGACCAAGAAAGACCAGGCGCGGATCCTGTTCAACGAGGCCGAGCGAATGCGCAAAGCCTCGCCGTCGCTCAAAAAACGGATCCTCTCATTCCGCGACAATATGAACGTACCGGCGACGAACTCGAAGTTTGAGCCGCTCGGCGCCGACCAGGACACGCTCGACGGTTTAAATCCGCACGGCGCGCTCGTCGATGAGCTCCACGCGCACAAGAGCCGCGGCCTCTGGGACGTCCTCGATACCGCGACCGGATCTCGCCGGCAATCGCTTCTCGCGGCGATCACGACGGCCGGTTTCGAGCGCGAGTCGATCTGCTACAAGCAACACGAGTACGGCGAGAAAGTCCTCGAGCAAGTTATCGACGACGATTCGTTTTTCGTCTATATCGCCTGTCTCGATCCTGGCGACGATTGGGAGGACGAGCGGAACTGGCCGAAAGCAAATCCGGGACTCGGCGTCTCGGTCAAACTGGACAGCCTCCGGATCCAGGCGGCCAAGGCCAAGAACGAGCCGACCGCGCTAAATGCTTTCCTCCGCCTCCGCCTCAACGTCTGGACTCAACAAAATACTCGCTGGATGCCGATCGAGGCCTGGAACGAATGCACGGGTTTTGACATGGCCGGGATCGACGCGAAGATCCTCCGCGCGCAAGTCCTCGAGCAGCTCTCCGGCCAGCTCTGCTACGCCGGCCTGGACCTTTCCTCGAAGGTCGACCTCACCGCCTTTGTAAAAGTTTTTCCGCCGACCGAGGAGATCCCGAAATTCGTCGCGGTCTGCCGTTTTTATATGCCGGAGGATAACGTCCCGCGGCGAGTCAAAGAGGACCGCGTCCCGTACGACGTGTGGATCCGCGAGGGATTCATTACCGCCACGCCGGGAAACGTCGTCGATTACGACTGGATCAAAGCCGACATTTTGAAGGACGCAGCACAATTTGAAATCAAAGAGCTCGCTTTCGATCCCTACAACGCGACGCAGATGTCGACGCAGCTCCAGCAAGAGGGAATCACGACCGTTGAATTTCGCCAGGGTTTTCTCTCCATGTCCGAGCCGACGAAAGAGTTAATGAAGATCGTTTTGCAGAAAACACTCGCACACCTATCCGATCCAGTCCTTCGGTGGAACGCCGCGAACGTCGTCGTCAAACAGGACGAGGCCGGCAATCTGAAACTCAACAAAGACAAGTCGCCGGAAAAAATCGACGGCCTGGTCGCGCTGGTAATGGGACTCGGCCGCGCGATCGCGGATCCACTGGCCGGCGGATCGATCTACGACAAACAGGGAGTTATGACACTGTGAGCTCAAATTCGATTCTGAATCCGGTAGAAAGGCTCGGCTCGATCCTTCGCGCCGGCGCCGGCGAGCTCGTCGAGCAACGCCAGCGCGCAGCTCTGGCCGACGCCGCGCGCCGATCGGCTGCAGTCGAACGCGATACCGAGCAGCTCGTCCGCGCCGACGGCGAATTGCGCAGCTCGCTCGAAAATCCGTCAACGCCGCTTTCCTATCCGACCGAGTGGCTAATGGATATGTTAAACGGCGGCGCGACCGACGCCGGGATCCGCGTCTCGGAATTGACCGCGCTGCAGGTCACGACTTGTTTCGCGTGCGTCAATCTGATTTCCAACTCGATCGGCGGCCTGGACTGCAACGTCTACGAGCTTATGCTCGACGCCAAAAAGCACGCCGGCAAGCGCGTCGCATTCGAGCACGCGCTTTATGATTTGCTGCACGACGAGCCGAATCCGGAAATGACGGCGTTTACTTTTTTCAAGACGCTGCAGATTCACGCGCTCTTATGGGGAAATTGTTACGCCGAGATCCAGCGCGACAAAGGGAATCGGGTCGTCGCGCTCTGGCCGCGCAACCCGGCAAAATCGCGGCCGTATCGATTGAAGTCGGGGCTCCTGGTCTACAGGTCGAGCGAAGGAATGGAGGAGCTCACACCGGAAACCGGAGCGGAGAAAAACGAAGGTCCGGAGCGGACCATATTCGCCGAGGACATGATTCACATCCCGGGCCTGTCTCTCGACGGCCGCGTCGGCTCCTCGGTCATTTGGCTAACTCGCCAAGCATTCGGCGTAGCGCTCGCCTCGGAAAAATTCGGCTCGAAACTTTTCGCCAACGGCGCGAGACCAGGCGGGATCCTCTCGCATCCTGGAACGCTCAAACCGCTCGCGCGCGAGACGCTCAAAAATTCCTGGCAGGCCGCGCAAGGTGGCGAGAACGTGTTTAAAACCGCGGTCCTGGAGGAAGGGATCCAGTGGACCGACAACTCGATCAAACCGAACGAGGGACAGTTTCTCGAGACGCGCCAGTTTCAAAAGACGGAGATCTGCTCGATCTTCGCCGTACCGCCTCACATGGTCGGCGACACCGAAAAATCGAATCGAGCAAACACCGAGCAGCTCGGTATCGAGTTTGTGACTTTCTCGCTCTCGCCGTGGCTCAAGAGCTGGCAAGCCGAAATGAAGCGGAAACTTTTCTCGAGCGTCGGCCGCTCGGCCGGCAAATTCTTTCCGAAATTCGACACGCGTCCGCTCACCATGGCGGACGCCGCCAGCCGTAAAGATTTTTACATGACCGGCAAGCAATGGGGTTTCCTCTCGACTAACAACATCCTGGAGCTCGAGCACATGAATCCGTCCGAGCAGCCTGGCGCGGATCTGCTCTGGATTCCTATCAACATGACGATCATGTCGGACGCGCCGACGCCGGAGCCTGGCGCGGATCCCGCGGCCGCGGCTGCAGAGCCCGAGCCTGACAAACTCGGGAAACGATACGTTCGAGCCTATTGGCGCCTGTTTAGGGACGCATTCGGCCGTCTTTCAAACCGCGAAACGATCGATTCGAGGTCCGTTAACGCCGCCTTTATGCCGCTCTTTTTGTCCCTCGCCGAGCAGCTCGAGGGGCTCGCCGGCGATCAATTCGGCGTCGACCTAACCGAAAATTCGATTTCCGATTCCAGATTTCTCCGGGACTACTGCGACGCGATCGTCCAGCGCGCGAGCTCCTGGAAAGGGCTGGCCAGCTCCGCGCAAGACGAAACCGCGCGGCGCGAGCTCGCTCGAGCAGTCAGAGCAATTTCGATTGAGGTTTATCGCAGTCTCGCGACCGCGAAGGCCAAAGCACAAACGGAGGCTTAAAAAAAATGCCAATGAAACTCGAACGCCGAATTACTCCCGACGCCGGGCTGCGCGCCAAGAAAGGCGATACGCCAGGGATCTCGGGACACGCAGCCGTTTTTAACCAGCTCTCGGAGGACCTCGGCGGCTGGCGCGAGCGCATCATGCCTGGCGCTTTCGCCGAGAATCTCGCGCAAAACCCGGACGTCCGGGCTCTGTTTAATCACGATCCAAACCAGGTCCTCGGCCGAACGAAATCGAAAACGCTCCGGCTCAAAGAGGACGACCAGGGATTGCATTTCGAGAACGACATGCCGGACACCCAGGTCGCGCGGGATCTGCAGACATCGATCGACCGCGGCGACATCGATCAATGCTCTTTCGGTTTCAGCGTCAACAAACAAAAGTGGACCGAGGAGCCGGACACGAGAGACGCCTCCGGACGCGCGAAAGTTATCGTGCGCGAAGTTCATTCGGCGAATCTGTTCGATGTCTCGCCGGTCACCTATCCGGCCTATACCGGGACCGACGTCGACAATCGCTCCGTACTCCGCGAATTATTTCCGGAAGGAATTCCCGAAGAGGTCCGCGCACACGTTCCGGTCCTGGAGGCCAGGGTCGAAGCCGGCCGAAGAAAGACGGACAAGAAAGCCGCGGCCGCACGAGCAGCCGACGCAGCTTGTCAATGCGACTGCGCGAGCTGCAAGCGCTCCGTATGCGCGTCTTGTGACGACGGCGACGACTGCGAGGATCCCGGCTGCGATCACGGCGACGGCGCCGACAGCCAGGCGCGCGCGGCCAAGCGACACGAGAAGCGCGTCGCCAAACGAGCAAATCCAGTCGTCGAGATCGATCGCGAAAAAATGCGTATGCGTCTCGAGCTCTCAGATCGGGACTAACAGTTTCTCCAGGTCCGCGCCGGATGCGGCTCCGCGTGATAGCGGGAGCGGTCGCCTGGGATATGCGAGACAAGCCGTCGCGTGTAGCGATTCGGAGCAAGCTCGCGCACGAGAATTAAAATCCAACGTCACACCGAGAGGAAAATATATGTCAGTAGCAAAAATTAAAGAGCTCCGCGAGAAACGCGCAGCGATTCACGCGGAAGCAATGAAAATGGTCGACCTTCCGGCGATCACGAAAGAAGATCGCGCGAAGTTTGACCTCCAGATGGCCGAGATCGATACGATCAAAGGCGATATCGACCGTCTCGAACGAGCACTAGCACTCGACACCGAGCTCCGCGAGACGACAGCGCCTCCGCGGGACAAGGTCGCCGGCCAGGAACGCGGCGCCGCAATCACTCCGGAAATTCGCAAGGCGAAAGACGAAAAGTATCGCCGAGCGTATTCCGAGTATCTCCGCCTCGGTCCGCGTCAGACCGATTTCGAGCCAGGCATGTCCGAAGAATCCCGCGAGGCCTTGCGCGTCGGCCGAACGGAATATCGCGACATGGGTATCGGGACGAACACTCTCGGCGGCTACTTTGTTCCGCAGGGATTCGTCTACGACATCGAGTCGGCGATGAAATATTACGGCGACATGCTGAACCAGGCCGAAATGCTGGACACGGCGTCGGGCCAGCCGTTGCCCTACCCGACCGATAACGACACCTCGAACACGGGTGAGATCGTCGGCGAAGGCCAGCAAGTCTCGGACCAGGACGTCACCGTCGGACACATCAATTTCAATGCGTGGAAATTCTCGACGAAGCTTGTCAAGGTTTCTATCGAATTGATTCAAGATTCCGCGTTCGACATGGAAGGGTTTCTGAAAAACAAGTTTGCGATTCGTCTCGGTCGCATTCTGAATACAAAAATGACGGTCGGCGCCGGATCCACGGAGCCGAACGGAATCTTGACCGCGGCGATCGCAGCTTGCGGAGTCCCGGTTGCCGGCGGCGGCGCCTACGGAATTCCCGTGATCGCGCTCGGCTCCTCGACAAACACCGGCGGCGCGGAAACCGGCGGGACCTCGGTCGGATCGAAGGACCTGGTCAACTTGGAGCATTCGGTCGATCCAGTCTATCGGACCGGCGCGAAATATATGTTCCATGACACCTTGCTCCGCGGTCTGCAGGGAGAGCTCGACAAGTACGGCCGTCCGCTCTGGGTACCTGGCGTCTCAGTCAACGCGCCGGACAAACTCAACGGCTACGCGTACTCGATCAAT